CCGATCTTGCACCTTATTTATTTTATTATAACATAAGTAATATAAAGCGGTATGAAGAAAACTTACGCCACCCCTCTGATCTTCTGAGGGCATAAGCTGGGTAGGCGAACCATAACCAACAGGCTAAAGTAAATATGACCCCTCTCTGATCTTCTGAGAGTATAAACTAGGTAGGACAAACCCTCACTAGTAGGCCGAAAGCAGGAAAGCACCACAAGTGGTGTCCTATGGATCACCCAACTGTAAACAGAGGGCACCACAGGATGGTTCGAGAATTCCAACCATCAAAAGTTTTAACCAGTACACGAACACTGGCAGGTGCAAAATACTACTAGTAAACACACAACACAATCCACCAAAGGTGGCAACACACAGGCAAACACAACTATATTAATTTGAGTGAACATATAGAAGCAAGTAAATAACGTAAATACACACTAGTGCTAAATAAACAAGATACATTATTTCTTGAAGATGCTTGTTGTTGGTTCCATGTTGACAAAGTCGTCTTTTGTAAGGTGATACGCATGGGTTTCCATATCTCCAATTGTCTTTTCCTCAGCTGGCGTGGGAACGCGCTTATGAGAAAATTGAAAATCAGATCCAAGAGCAACCTGAATTTCAACTTGATTGAAAACTGAAGCTGAGGGTAGATAAATGATCAGATTCCCAAGACGATCAGTGAGCGTGTCAATGCGCGACTTGGTGTCATCAAACTTTCGGTACCTTGTGTGCCTTCGTCTGAAGAAATTGTCATCCTGCACGACAAATGAATGAATGAAACTCTGACTACCCACTGCAAGATTCCAGTGTTTCCCTCCTCCAGTTGCAATTGGTTGTTTCCCAACGTGTAAACCAGGTTCAATGGGGTAACCTGAAGATTCGAAACAGACGGTCACCACCCCACCAATACTTGCTGAGTTTTGTGATCGGTGGAAAATTAAAGTATATCGCAATGAACCCCTCCAATATAGGAATGAAGAACACATATCAATGTGGGGGTTAACTGACGAAGCAACGATTTTCCTCCCAGGAAATTCATAGGACCACGGTGCAACTGGAATAACAAGATATCGCTTTTCACCATCAAGCGCTGGTATGATGTATTGTCGGACAGAACCCTGCATCTTTTGCCGTAAGGATAACTGAGCTTCAAGAATGGATCGTGGCTGGGCAGTCGGTGGTAGATTTTGCTTCAGCATTTCTGCTAGCAACTTATCCTGTGGTCCATCAGACTCAGAATAGAAAAAATCCGTTCCACTTTTGCCAAGCTTCCAATGCCCAAAAACTGGTTTGATTGGAGTCGAACCTCCAACCACCAGATTTTTAATTCTTCGAAGCATCAGATAAAAGTTAACGCTAGGCAATGCTGGGTTGGTTGTTACCAGTGGTTTGATGACAGTTGCAAAGATTCGCAAAAGTGCCTGATGTGACATCTTGGGCAAGGAACTTTTCCTGCCAGTTGCAAATAAGTTCTTTCCGTTCCAGGAGCGCATACTAACGGAAAACCGAAACGTAGCGCTCTCACTGATGTTTGCAATGACATGTGTAGTATTGAAAATATCGTATGATGTGAAAAGATTACTAGCAATAGTTCCAAACCCAATTCCAAGGGAACCAGAATGGAAAACACTACGATCGAAATGAAGTTCAAATTCACATTCACCTGTCCACCATTTGCAATTTCGGAAAAGGTTGCACAACAAGGACGGTTGCAAAATACCATCTTGCTCAAAAACTGAAGCAGGAGAGAAAGTATATGCGAAGGATTCTCCGATAGTAGCAGTATTTGACCAAGTGCTAGAGAAAAGAGTTTGGGCACATGCAATTTCGGCAATACTAGCTTCTCCGATTGGCATTCCTCCTGAAACTTGTGGGCTAAGGCGAGGAGCTTGCATGATGTTCGATGAAAGCATGCGCGCTCGCAAATGCACGTGTCCGGGAAAGGTTGTTGTAACCTCAGCACAAATAATTGGGTATAGAACAAAGAGTCTCAGAGACCCAAGTCTAGAACTTGTGATGGTGCTGTCAAATGGTATAAACTCCCCAACTCCGGTTGGCGCAAATTTGAGCTTTGATGTATCTGGTTGCCCTGCGCTAATCTTCATGCCACTAGCCGCCAACAGTGATGCTTGATTGATACGAGCCCCCCACTCTCCAATAATGTCTCCTTCATCCCAAATAAGAATGAGTTCTCCTGTTACAGCATGGGATGCAGAGAGATTAACTTCCGCTTCAAACTCGAGAACGCCAGCATCGTAAAATTTAAGTAGTTCAACTCCTGCTGGTCTCAAATTGTTTTTCTGATTAAAAGCCTGGGGAAGTGGGATCTGCAAAAGCTGCTGGCAAATAGCCTGGCTAGTCTTCCATTCAAACTCGAAGACTCCTACCTCAAATGTATTCCTGCTGGACACGACAACGGGTTGAGAAATTTCAAGTTCCTGAAATTGTTCATCGACAACACTGTCTGAAAAGTCGAAAAGTTCGGAACTTGCATCAAGATATTGAATTTCACCGTCTTCTGGGTCTGCCATAGCAAGAAAATTGTTCTGTTCCTCGACAAGATTTTGTTGTGAGACATCTCCAGCTTGAGCCTCAAGGAGAGCACACTCGGAAAAATTTTCTTTTGCATCATGATAGAAGACTCCACACTCACACTCAGTGCTGCTGCAGTCAACCACTACACGCACACACCGCAGAGCATTGTCAAGTTCCTGGAGCCACAGTTCCTCCCTTTTCCCGAGCAGGTCAAGAGTCTCAGTACGAGACAACCTGACAAACTCATCCACTTCTTCTTGGTATCCAAGGGTTCGAAGTTCATCAATGTCTCTCTCCTCATTAAAAACCCTATTGAGAAAACTATAGAAACGGGGTAAAATCCCAATTTCATAGTATACCTCATCGGGGATATCAAAGGGTGTGATACAGCCATTGAATTCCTTTTGAATGGCTTGTTCTTCAAGGATCCAAGATTTAATCTTTAGCACTTCTGCTCCAAGAATACTATCATTTTGCTGGTCTCCACAAAAACCACTCATCAAATTGAAGAAAGCTTTGTCGTGATTGTTAATGATCTGCGCTTCAAGCTTTGAGTAGAGATGTGCTGAGTGCAGAGATTCACCGTCATCTTCTTCCTGGAGATGCTGGACTGGAACTGCTCCGAAACGCTTACTCTCAATAATGGGTCTTCGAGTCTCTCGAACTTGGTTATCTGCATTAAGAATGGCTGGAATGTCCATCGATTTAATCCGAGAATTGAATCCCAAAAAGGCTTTAGGGTTCAAATCCGCAGATCGATCTCCTGAATTGTAATATGTGGAAAGCAATTGTGCAGCTGCTTTAGAGGATTTGACAATCTGGGGGTGTCGGAGTTTTTCTAACGCCCATGCAATAGTCTCCTCCTCCTGGTAAACAGCACATGAAGTTGTAATGGTCTGCTTCCACATAGCCATAACAGAACATGGTATAATTGCATTGGATCCGGTGCATGTGACCTTGTAATAAAACATGAGTTGGTCTTCAACAAGGGGTATGCACATGGGAGCAGACATTACAGCAACGGCTGGACCTTCGGCAAGAGCAAATGTCTTGGATGCAAGCGTGTCCATTTGGTCGTTTCCGTTGTGTAATGAAATGGTAACCTCTCCTTGATCTCGAGTTGAAACATGAGGTACCATAATGAAGACAACTCCCTGTAAATGATAATATTGTAACATGCTGTCAGGGTTGTCCACTTTCTTACGCCGTATAATATCCCAGAGGGATCGAACCTTTTCCTGGTCGTCCCTCTCCATTAATTCAGCGCCACGTAGTTCAGTACTATGACCGCGAACGACTGTAAAACAACCCATACCCTTGCGCTTGCTGTTTGCAGGAGCGTTTACTACTGCATCCATAAATGCTTGAATTTCTTGGGTTGTGGCCTGATTGGCTGCTGTGTTAGTCGACGTTGCCATCTCCCGCCCACGATTTGAAGAGATCTTGATTGGATTTTTCTGGAAGCTCTTGTTGTTGTGGAGATGTAGACTTTGGGTTTTGTTCTGGATCATCACCCGCTCTACTGCTCTTAACGCTATCTGCGATTTCCTCTCTAAGTTTGTGCAACTTAGCTTTGGCTTTGGCAGCACTAGCTTTAAGTTTAATGTTTTCCTCCTTGAGAAGTTCAAGCTCTGCTTCGAGGTCTGAAACCTGTTTCCTGAGTTTTGAAGTTGAACTTGAACCTGCTGCTGACGCCTTGTTCTCCTCTAAGAGTTTGATGGCGGTTTCCAAACGTGATGCTCTCTTAAATAGAGCCCCTGAAAAAGAAACGCCAGAAACGTTCCAATTCCCACTTGGTAGCACGTGAAATCCAAAGGGTTGGGGAAAATTGTGCTTCCACTCAACTCTAAGGTATGAGTAACTTTGGTTCTGATTAACCACTTTCCGGAAATCTAAGGCAACGCACGCTGGTATCGTAAGAAGATCTGTTGATACAACGCAGCGAAATCGTGAGTTCAAAACAATCTGTCGTTGTTCTGCCTCTTCCTCTGAGATGTCCAAAGTATTGATAAAGCTCATTCAACCAAAACGCAACAAGTTTGCTTGGTCCACGCAATTAACGGGGATGCCAGCACGACGTAGGCCCTGTCCACAAACTGAAGTGCTTTGTCACAAAACGAGAACAAAAGAACAAACAAGTCAAACGCTACAAGTTGCTTGGTCCACGCAATTAACGGGGATGCCAGCACGACGTAGGCCCTGTCCACAAAATGAAGTGTTTGACACAAAACACGCACAAAGGAACACAAAAACCCTCACCAAATCCGCTTGTACCTCGACGTAGGAGCTGCCAGGACGACGTAGGCCCTGTCCACGAATTTGCGTATGAGGTAAAATATAAATGCAACTACCGTTGAATCGCGCGACAAAGAACCAAAGACGTAGTTTGGGGATGTCTGCCAGTAATATGCAAATATTATTTTAA